CGCCGAGTGCCAAAGGTAAGGAGGGGTCGGCAGCGGCAGATGTGTTTAAGAGGCAGGTTCCGAACTCCGAGGCGCACATCGTGCCACGGCTCGGTCGTTCGCAGGAAAGCGCCGCGTTCGTCTACCTTCGTGAGAAGAAGGTCTTTGAGCCGACCACCCTGCACTGGCTGCGCACTCCCGGCGAGATCGCCAAGACCAACGCCGAGGCTGCGGTCATGCGCGAGGTCGGAGACCTCAATCAGCGGTTCGACAACTTCGCGGAGTACTGCCTCTGGCAAGCACTCACCGGAACGCTGACCCTGGACTTCCCCGACGTGCAGGCCACGGTGGACTACAAGTTCGCTCCGACGCACAAGCCGACTGCGGGTACTGCGTGGGCGTCAGCAACTCCGGCGCAGATCATCGGCAACATCCGGGCGTGGAAGCGTCTGGTCGCTCGTGACGGTCGGGTAGCCGCGAATCAGGCGTACGCGACGGAGAAGACCATCAGCCGGATCTTCGATGCGTATTCGGTGACGTCAGGAAACGCCCCGTTCCTGCTGTCCGACCGGATGAAGGATCAGTACTACACCTCCGGTACCCTTCCGGGATTCATGGGTCTGAACTGGACCACGGTGGAGTCGATCTACGAAACCGACAACGGCACGGACACGCTGTTCCTGGCCGATGAGAAGGTGATTCTCGGTAACTTCACCGAGGGTCGTCCCATCGAGCTCATGGAAGGCCCCACGGCCGACGATGAGGCCCCGGAGAACTTCACCGGGAAGTTTGCGAAGACGTGGAAGGAGAAAGACCCTTCGGCGCGTCAGTACCTGCTCGAATGGAATCTGCTCCCGATCGTGAGCCGTCCGGAACAGGTGGTAGCCGCTGACGTGAGTCAGTAGACGACAAGCATTTCTGAGAGGGGCGTTTCGGGATCAACCCTGGAGCGCCCCTTTCGGTATGTTTGGAACCGATAGTAAGAGCAACCTATTTAAGGAGAATCCCGTGGAGGATCAGAAGAACGTCAGCGAGGCCCCGGTGGTGGAGTCTCTGGTGGATACCGAACCGGAGGCACCGAAGCGCAAGTCTCCGGGACGGCCGCGTAAGGCTGCGGAGGCCAAGAGAGGCACTGTCTTGCTGCACTTCGTAGAGGACGGGTTCACCGCTGATGGGGCGGTGTGGGTTCGCGGCCAGGAGCTGGAGTATCCCCTGGACAGTCCTGAATATGAGCAGACCAAGGATCGCAACGGGGATTCATGGCTGGATCTGGTCACCGATGAGTCGGCGCAGATCGACAGGTTCGGGAAGGTCATGTTTCGGGAAGGTCCGTGGCCGTACAAGGATTACGAGGACGAGGCAGCGGCCACAGCCGAGAAGAAGCGGGGACGCAAGCCACCGAGGTTGGATCAGAAGGTCTAGTCAGGGAAGGGAACGGCGCTGAAGATGTTGGTTCCATTGACGGTTTCGGACCTCGCGGATTTCGCGGGGACCAGCGAAGCGTCGTATTCGGCGTACGTGTCGCAGGCTCTCGCACAGGCCACATTGTTGTTCGAGGTGGCGACTGGACTGGAGGAGTACCCAGATAATCAGTCGCAGCGTTCCTTGGCGCAGAATGCGATTCTGGAGATGGCTGATCGGCTGTACGCGACCCAGCCGTACGCGGCGGCGTTGGCGAGTCCGTTCTCTAGTGAGTCCATCGGTTCCTACTCCTACTCCAAGGCGTCCAGCGCCATCTCTAAGGGCCAGATCACCGGGGTGGTGTGGTTCGACCTGGCGGTGCAGAAGTTGGCTGTGAGGCCCGTGGTGGAGTCCACAGCGGTCCCGTTGTTCGAGGCTATGCCGGAGTGGCCTGATGGGTCTAACGTCGTTCCTAATGCCCATCCCTACGGTTAGAGGGCTACTGTGGAGCATTTGTTCTCATCGAGGGTGGCGGTAAGCCGGTTGTCGGTTAGTGACGGCGGCGGCGTGCCGGTGTATTCCTTTGATGTGGTGCCGGGGTTGGAGTCGGTTCCGGTGCGGTTGGATCTCAACTTTCTGAGGCCGGGCAAGGATCAGCCAGCGGCACCGGAGGCGGGGAGGGCACCGGATCGGGTCGGGGTGATGTTTGCGTCGATGGGGACTGATATCAAGGCGGGAGATCGGGTCAGCGCGGTAGCGGGTCCGGTCGACGGCACTTTTGAGATCAGGGTGATCCCGGATGTGGCGACCGATTACGGCTCGGGCCATCATGTGGAGGTTCAGATCGTGGAGGTCGCGCAGGTATTCGACGCCGGGTATGACTCTGGAGGCTACGACTCCGGGACGTACGGCGATGATTCACAGTACGAGTTCGGGAACTGATAATGGCTATCATCGTTAAGGATCATGAGGTCATCAAAGAGCTCAAGCGGTTGCAGAAACCCAACGTGAAGGTCACGGAGAAACTTGAGATGGCGTTGGCTGAGGTGTTCACCATCTCGCAGGCCGAGGTTCACGTGATCACCGGATCGTTGCGGGGGTCCGGGAAGACCATGAGCGATTTCGACGGCTCGGAGTGGTCCGGTCAGGCGTCGTACGGCGGACCGTCCGCTGGGTTCCCGAATAACCCGGTGGAGTACGCGTTTTATGAGTGGCGTAGGGGTGGGACGCACGATTTCTTTGGTCACGCGTCCCAGGTGGAGTCAAAGTTCGGGGATGCCATCGTGGATGGGCACTTGAAATGATGAGTCTGGCCGAGGGCGCACGATCACATCTGGTGCAGTTTTCTGCGGTACGGGCATTGCTCGGGTCGGGTAAGGGGTTCTCCACATGGGTGTTTCGCGGTCAGGATGATCAGGCCAAGCCATACGTGAACATGGAGGGCACCGGGGCTGCTGCGGTGCTGTTGCGTCAGCAGGGCGGCTGGGGGACACCGAATCGGCATAACACGATGACGTTTCCCCGGTTGGTCGTTGAGGTTTATGTGGACCCGGCTCGGGATTCTCGGGGCAACGAGTTGTCGCCGGACGTGATGGGTCGGTTCACTGATATTTGGGTGGTCATGGACCGGTACTTACGCAACATGGATCACACGGAAGTGATGTGGGGTGACATTCGGACGCTCGGCTGCGACAGACTCGATGAGTGGAGCGTTTTCCCGTTGTCGGACGGCGGCGGGATCAGGGTTAGTAGGGCAGCGTACGGGGTCACTTTAGGGTGACTGAATCACAAAGGCCGAGGAGCCACAGATGAAGGTATTACTGCGAACGCCGGTTAATCCGTTCACCGGGTACGGCAATGACGGGATAGGGCTTGCGGAGGCTCTGGTACGGGCCGGGGCGGACGTACGACTGGCCCCAACGCATTTCTCCCCGCCGGTGTCTCAGGAGGTGGCGGATCTGCTGACCAAGCCGCAGGAAGCCCCGTTTGACCTGTATATCAATCACGCACCGCCAGGCCAGTTACTTCTCAACCCGGAGAGCGCGGAGCACATGGGGTTTGCGGTGGGGTGGACGATGTGGGAGGCGATGAGCTTTGATGACATGCCGAAGAAAGAGCGCAAACCCATGCGAAAGAACTTCACAACGTTCGACATGATCGCGGGCTACGATCCGGTGTCCACGCAGGCGTTGAGCACGATGGCTCCGGTGGAGAAGTTGGAGACGATTCAGGGTGGGTTCGATCCTGGTAGTTGGACGCCGGTGGAGCGGGACTGGACCGGGGATCGGTTCTCGTTCATCATGCACGGCCAGCTCCATGACCGGAAAGACCCGTTTACGGCGATCATGGCGTTCCGGGAGCTCAAGATCGAGAAGGGTGAGGCGTTCGACGGCGCGGAGTTGCATATGCACACCACGATCCCGGGGTTGCACCCGGCGATGGAGCAGTGGACGCACAAGTTGCGAATCCACTATGCGTCATGGCCGCGAGAGACGTTACAGGCGTTTTACGGCTCAGGGCACGTACTGTTAGCGCCGAGCAGGGGGGAGGGTAAGAACCTACCGGCCTTGGAGTTCATGGCCACAGGGGGCGCTGTGATCGCCACAAACTTCGGTGGGCACACCATGTGGCTGAATCGGGACTATTCCTACCCGTTGAACTACGAGCCGCGTAGTTACGATGCTCGGTATCCACGGTGTATTCAGGCTGCGGCGAGCAAGGATCATCTCAAGGAGTTGATGTGGCATGTGTATTCCCATCGTGATGAGGTTCAGCGCAAGGCACAGATAGCGAGCGAGGTGATTCCGCAGATGTGCTCGTGGGATCACCAGTTGGCCGAGTTTATGCGCAAGATTTCCACGAAGGGTGACAAAGGCCGGAAGGTCTGGGATCGGTGGTGCGCGCTCATGCCACAGAAGGGTGCGGCGTGATGGGATCGGTTGATCTGAGATGCCCGGTAGGTCCTCGGAGGTTATTGGCGATTCTGCGTCAGGAGGGCAAGCGTCCGACGTATTTGGAGGACAACACAGTCGAGTTTGCGTGCTCTGATTGTGCGCGAGCGGCCAGGCGCGCCGGTCGGGACATCCTGCGGGTACTGCATCGGTTCAACTTCGCCGGTCAGCTCGTGGATACCGAGGAGGTTCCGCGAGAGGTTGTCGGATCGGACTTCCGATAGTAGCGATAGAGCCTGTGGTGAGGCGTCCACAGTTCGATTGGAGAAGGTACGTTGACTACCCCGATTTTTGAAGGCTTTTCGATTTCCCACGCGGCGATCCTGAATGGCACCACTGGTCTTGATGAGGCTACTTGGGGCGACATTTACGGTGTGTCCGACGGGTCTCTGGACGTGGACACCGACTCGTTCGACAACACCGGCGATGACGCGATCCTGAGCACATGGCAGTGGTTCAACTCGGCCACTGTGGCTGTGACTGCTGGGTACATCCCGTTTCCCACCATTGCGGCCCTGGCTGGGACCACGGTGACGTCTAGCGGTGTTGCACCGAATGACACGTACAGCGTGCCGCTGTGGAACAAGGCATCGCTGAACACCCCGTATCGTCCGATGCGCCTGCGGATTCCGAGCAAGGACTCCGACGGGGTGATTCGGAACATGGACTTCATCCTTTACAAGGTGCAGTTCGAGCCGTTCTCCTTCGATGGGCCGTCGTACAAGGATGGTCTGAAGCTCAACTACTCCGGTCGCGCGCTCATCTCCACGAAGGATGAGAAGGGCGTTACCCTCGCTGACCCCGCGATTGGTCGTCTCGTCAACCTGCCAGGCTAGTAACAACTCGATAGGAGCAGCATGACTGCCGTAACTGAATCAGAGTCACCCCAGGAGATCGACGCACTCGATCCCTTGCCTGAGACGTTTGAGCTGTCGAACGGAATCACGGTTCTCATCGAGCCGTTGAAGACGCGGCAGTTCTTTCGTTTGTTCAGGATCATCACGCACGGTGCCCCGTCGTATTTGGAAGGTAGTCTGACCGGGCTGTTCGAGGGGGAGGCCGATGAGGTCACGACGCGGCTGGTCGCCATGATCGTGTTCTCCATCCCGGAGGCCGAAGAGCAGACGATGGATTTCTTGGCGTCGATGGTTCGTCCGGTCGGGTTGGAGCGGGAGGCCGGGAACAAGGCGGCGACGCTGCGGAACTCCCAGAAGTGGAACGAGGTGGAGGCCGCGATGGTGAACCCGTCGATGGATGACACCCTGGGGATCGTGGAGCAGATCATTCGTCGGGAGAGCAAGGATCTGGCTGCACTGGGGAAACGCCTGGTGTCGATGTTGGAGACGGCGGCGAAGACGGGGCAGATAGCAGACTCGCCAGCGACGTCCGACGCATCGACAAAGACGGAATCGTCGGCTCGGTCGCGCAAGCGTTCGACCTCATCAGCGCCGAGTACGGATGGTCCGACGACGTAATTCTTGATCTGACGGTTCGCAGGCTGCGTCAGGTCAGTACGGCAATCGCAATCCGCAAAACGTCTTTGGATCATCGGGAGCGGCTGCTCGCGGAGTGGCAGACAAAGACGGTGGCGACGTTCATCGCAGCCACGGTGCCAACGGCGAAGGGCAAGAAGAACACGTTGCTGGAGTCGGCCCACAAGATCTCTCTGTTCCCTCAGGCGAAAGCCGATAATAGAGGACGAGAGCCAGCGGCAGGTTCGTTTGAGAAGTTGATGTTAATGGCCGGGAGCCTGTCGAAACCTCGGTAGAAGGAAGGCGACGGCTGTGGCGGACCGCGAGTACAAGGTCGTTTATAAGGCCGTCGCGGATTTCGCAGACCTGATTAAGCAATCCAAGATTGCTCAAGAGCGCGTTGAGGCGATGTCTGCGGCCCAGGAGGGCGGTAGTTCCAAGAAGAGCCTCCGGGATCTGGACAACTACACCGAGTCGGTTCAAGAGGTCGGTAAGGCCGCAGCGGACAGTACTGATGCGGTAGACGATCTGACGGATGCCCGTAAGCGCGATGCGGTCGGGACCAAGGAACAGACCAGGGCGCAGAAAGACAACTCTAAAGCACAGCGGGACAATGCACGGGCGATGGTGGATCGGGTTCGGGCCACCAAACAGATGCGGGATGGGCTCAAAGGTCTGTCGGCTTTTCTGGATTCCAACACTGAATCCACGAAGCGCAACGAAGAGGTCAACCGGAAGTCCAATCGGACGTTGGTCAGCCTGGAGTCCGGGATTGAGAGCGTGGGGGATAGCCTGGCCGGGTTCAATGATGATCTGGAGCGCAACCGGCGGGTCACTACGGATACGGATCGGTCATTCGGGTCGTTCTTTAGGACACTGTTCTCCGGGAAGTTGAACATCCGGGAGTTCAACGATGAGCTGACGGATACTGATAAGAGGCTGCGGAAGGTTAAGGGGTCAGGCGGCGGGGCATCGGGGA